AATACGGGCGAATAGCTCACCGATTCTATCTCGCAAACCGTTTTGACATGGACGCTGGTGCGGTAGTATCAAATCAGCATCGCTTCAAATCACAGGAACTTCCGGACGGCTCTCAACTCCAGGTTTCAGCCCTGCAAAACTACTTTGACGAATGGGCCGACAAGGGGGAAATGTTCTGCCGGTGCGAGCTCGACAACGAAACGATCGAGAACGAAGACCTGATTGAATCGAAGCTCGAGCTCGGTCACGTCATGAACTCTGAATCGGACAGGCCGCGCGGACGGTGCGAAGATTCGACGACCATGATTGTCCGCGGCGTCGACTGCCGAAAGATCGAGCTCCATTTTTCGACCATGGCCAGCGACGCGAAGAAGCGAAATCGTGTCATCGATTACAACGTCCGGAGCCATGGCACGAGCGAAACGACAGTTGAGCAGGCCGAACAGTTGGTTTATGAGGGGCTGTGCCGGCTGCACGACGAATGGAAATCAGAGGGGCACGAGGACAACGAAGGCGGGCTTCACTTTGCGGATCTCACGTTGATCGACAAGGGCTGGATGGGCTCATGGACAGACGACGGAGAGAAAAAGACCTGGGCGAGCCAACCTGTGGAGCGATTTTGTACCGAAAAAGGCATTCGTCACTTCCTGCCGGCCAAAGGACAGCCGTCTTACCGACAACCAGAGCCGTCCAGGGAGGTGATTATCGGCGACAACTGGCACATTAACCGAGGCAAAGGCCGGGAGCGTATTTGCTCAGAGGTGATCTGGAACGCAGAGCACTGGCACTCCCTTGTTGAGGGTCTGTTCATGACGGCGGAGGATGATCCGCATGGATTTGAGTTGTTCGCGTCTGAGCCGGGCCTGTGGATCAATCACAAACGATTGGCAGAACACATTCGGGAGGGGTCGGCAGACCTCGCAGAGCTTCGGAAGAGGGCCACGAAGACCCGCAAGCCGAAGTATCGTCGGGATCACTTCTGGGATTCGTTCGCGATGATGCTGGTAGCTCGTTCGGTCGAGGAGCGATTGAGAGAGATCGAAGCAACACGGAAACCACCCCGCACGCTCGCAGAAATGGCGGCGGGGAAATGAAAGGAAAGCCACCGTTGACACTCGCAGAAATGGCAGCACGATCATCAGGGACTGGCGGCCGGTTAGTTTGCCCGAAGTGCGGTTGTGCGGATTTCAAAACGTACAAGACGCAGCAAGGGCACGTCTCGACGTTTCGTTACAAAGCCTGCCGACATTGCGGGCACAAGTTGTTGACGCAGCAGCAGCCGGAGCAGCTGATCAGAAGCGTGGAAACTGTGGTTGAGGATTCAGAGGCTGATGAAATTGACGGAGACAGCCTACTATGAATCGTGAAATACGTTCACAACGTGAAAAACTTAAATGGATGTACAGAACACTCGCAATTATCGCGAGATCAGCGATCAATCTTAAACGCAGACACAAATGGGTATCTCAAGAAACTATAAATATGGCTGAGGCTTTGGCCCATCAAATTCAAATCGACTGCAATTTGATATCAGATAAATTGTGCGACGCAGAGTTTGAGGAGAAGTATGGTGAGAAAGGCAATGTAATGACCTTTCCACACATGGAATCAACACCCACGTAGCATCTTCCGCAGTCACTATTGCCCGCGCATCATGCGGGCATGGTCAAATCTCCGCAACCTCCTGCAATACTTGATCGACACGGGCGAGCCATCGCACGGACGTCTAGTAAGTCACGTCAGGGGCTCGGTGAATTGTTCTCCTCGCAGTTCAGCGAGTTGCAGAACCGCCGCAAAATCGCAGCCACTTACGACGCTGCTGGGTCATCCGACGATTTCAAAAACTACTGGGCTCCAGCCGACGCACTTGATGCCGATTCGGCCAACTCGTTCGCAGTCCGAAACACGCTTGTAAAGCGGTCTCGATATGACATCGCGAACAACGGCTACTCAGACGGAATCACTCAAACTTATGCCACAGACCTGATTGGAATCGGGCCAACACTGCGAATGCAGACTGGCAGCGACGGCTTCAACAGGATGGTTGAACTGGCTTGGTTCAACTGGTGCAAAGAGATTCAGTTTCGCCGCAAATTGTGGTGTTCTGCTCATGCACGGCATCAGGACGGCGAAGGGCTTGGGGTAGTTAGACAGAACAAAAAACTCAAGCACAAAGTGAAGCTCGATTGGGTTCTCCATGAGACCGAGCAATGCCAAACGCCTTACCTTCCGTACGGAATCAAGGGCCGCATTGACGGCATGAAGTTTGACGACTTCGGGAACCCTGAATGGTACGAATTCCTCGAAGATCACCCGGGATCAAACCAGAACGGAATCGAAGGCTACGGCAAGTCTGAGCAGATTCCGGCCCGATTTGTGACGCATTGGTTCAAGATGAAACGTCCTGGGCAGCATCGCGGAATTCCCGCCTGCACATCGACGCTGAATCTCGGAGCTGCTTCACGGCGATATCGTGAAGCCACAGTTCAGGCGGCGGAGAACATCGCCAACGTGACGCTCCTTTTGGCGACCGCGTTTCCACCGGATGAAATGGACACAGTTTCCCCGATGTCAACGCTCGACATCGCGAAAGGCATGATGATCGGGATGCCACAAGGCTATGACATGCGTCAGCCAAAGGCAGAGCAGCCAACGTCAACGCACAAAGAGTTCGTTGGGTCGCTTGTCAGCGAACAGGCCCGCCCGATCTCGATGCCATTGAACAAAGCGAAGTGCGATTCGTCATCGTACAACTACGCATCGGGTCGGCTGGATCACCAGACCTATTACGGCCATTTGGACGTTGATCGAGAAGACTGCAACGACTGCGTTCTCGATCCGCTTTTTTCCGTTTGGTTTGATCAAGCAGTTGTGGCGTATGGATGGCTTGGCGGCAATCCGGATGCACTCAGCGAAGGCGCAAGAGCACATATTTGGGATTGGCCGAAGCATCAAGTCGCTGACATCGGCACCGAAGCCGACGCAGCTGACAAGCGACTGAAAAATGGAAGCTCAAATATCGCTGCTGAGCATGTTGCGAGCGGCCTCGATCCAGAGGATGAGCTTCAGAAGGAGGCTGATTTCTTTGGCATCGATATCAAGAAAATGAAGCAGATCAAACTGCTGCAAAACATGCCGCAACATGTGATTCCATTCGTTGCGACCATGTTCGGTCTCGAATCAAAGATGCCAGAGCCAGTGGTGGAAACCGCCACACAGCCACAGGAGGCCCCGGCGAATGTCTAAGACGTTCACAACCATTGGGATGTCCGCTGAAGTCACGATTGAAGCCGCTGCTATTGAGGGAGCGGAGTCAACCGGCCCAAAGCGGTTCAGTTCTGTGTTTTACACCGGCGGGAAAATCACCGTTAAGGGCTGGGATCAGCCTGTTGTGATTGACCTTGCAGGCGTTGAACAGGGCAACGTCCTTGTGGCCAATCTTGATCACGACAAGACGAAGCGAGTTGGCAATTTCGACGTCACAAACGACGGCCGCCAGCTTGCAGCCAGTGGCACAGCCAGCGCAGCGACGCCCGCCCGTGACGAGGTCATTAACTCCGCAAAAGACGGCTACAAGTGGCAGTCCAGTATTGAGGCGGATCCTGTTCAAGTTGAAACACTCGCGACCGGCAAGACGGTCTCTGTAAACGGCCAGGACATCACCGGGCCTGCATACATCGTGCGCAAGAGCACTTTGAAAGGTTTTGCTTTCGTCTCGCATGGTGCGGACGACAACACGACCGTAACGATTGCGGCGTCCGCCGCTTCACCCAACCTCAAGGGGAAAGAAATGAAACCGGAAATTAAAGCATGGGCTGAAGCGATGGGCCTTGATGTTGCCAACGCCAACGCCGATCAGGTCGCCACCATTGAGGCGAACTACAACGGCGTCAACAAGCCGAAAACAACTCCACCAATCGCGGCTGGCTTCGAGGCGATCAAGGCAGAGCGCGAACGTCAGGAATCAATCACGGCTTATGCCCTCGACAAGTGCGACGCACAGCCGCAGAACATCGACGCAATTCGCAATCTGGCCGAACAGGCCATTGAAGCGAAATGGTCACTCGACAAGTTCCGTTTGGAGTTGCTGGAAGCAAGTGCCCCTGGGCCTGTTACCCCGTGGAGCAATCGTCAGGACACTCGCCTCACGAATCGCGTTCTGGAGGCCGCCGTATGCGTGGCTGGTCGGTTCAAAGACGTTGAAAAGATTTACGACGATCAGACCCTGCAGGCTGCTCACGACCAGTTCCCTCACGGCATTGGCTTGAATCAGCTGATCCTGTTGGGCGCTCAGGCCAACGGCTACCGCACGGGCCACTCATCACGAGTGACTGTAGAAGCTCAGCGGGCAGCGTTCGGAATGACAACGCCACAGTCGATCCGTGCGTCTGGTTTCTCCAGCGTCAACATCGGAACGATCACCAGCAACGTCGCGAACAAGTTCCTGCGACAGGGCTGGAATTCGGTCGACATGACTCCGATGAGAATCGCGGCTATCCGCAGCGTTCGGGACTTTAAGACCATCACAACCGTTTCGCTGACTGGTGACACTGAGTTCCAGAAGGTTGGAGCCGGTGGCGAGATTTCACACGGAACGCTCGGCGAAGAAACCTACAGCAACAAGGCGGACACATACGCCCGAATGCTGGCGATCACTCGAACCGACTACATAAATGACGATCTTGGAGCGTTGACAGACACTCCGCGAAAGCTCGGACGTGGTGGTGGTTTGATGCTGAACAAAATCTTCTGGACGAAGTTCCTGAACAACTCAGCGTTCTTCACCAGTGGACGGCTGAACGTCAACGAAGGTGTCGCGGATATGACTATTGGCGGTCTTGACGCCACCAACATCATCTTCAAGAGCCAGACCGATCCAGACGGAAACCCTCTTGGCGTGACTCCGCGAATTCTCCTTGTTCCAACAGCACTGGAAACAAAAGCTCGAACGTTGATGACCAGTGAAAAGCTGAAGGGCAGCACGAACGAGCCAGAAGATAACCCATGGCGGGGCCGATTCGTCGTTGAGTCCAGCGAGTACATGCACAACTCGCTCTACACCGGCTACTCAGCCGCAGCGTGGTACATGCTCGCAGATCCGATGGATATGCCAGTGATCGAGATCGTCGCACTGAACGGTCGTGTTGAGCCAGTCATCGAAACCGCAGACGCGGACTTCAACGTCTTGGGCGTTCAGATGCGTGGCTACAGCGATGTTGGCGTTGAACTGCAGGAATACCGTGGTGGTGTTCGTGCTGACGGCGGAGCCAGCTAATCACTGACGGCAATTAGACTCAGCGGGGCTGGCTGTTCAGCCCCGCGTTTCAAAACAAATTCAGTCGAGTTTATCCATGATAGTCAAGATGCTTCGAAACCCCTCAAGGTCGCTCGACTGCAGCCTTCTCGAAGGCCAGGAAGGCGAAGTCAGCTCAACGCTTGGCGCAAAGCTTGTCGCGTTGAAGATTGCTGTCGATGTAACGCCTCCGGAGCCACCGAAGGCAATCGAGGCAGTCCCGGAAGAGCCAGCACTGAATGGCGTTCCGGAAGCATCGACTCCGGTGTCAAAAAAGCGTTCGTAATCGCTCTCCGCTGTTCGGTGGGCATTGTTCAATCAATCAGTTCACAAGGAAATAAGTCATGACAGTTGAAGCAGCATTTTCAAAAGCGGGTGAATCGATCGATTGGACCCCAAACGCAGCAGTTTCAGCAGGCGAAGTCATTCGCTTGCCAGATGGTCGAGCCGGATACGCCGCAACTGGCATTGCCGCCGGAGTGCTTGGGTCCGTTCAGGTTTCTGGAATTGCAGTGGTTGCCAAGACAACCAGCATGGTCATGCTGAAAGGCTCAAAGGTTTATTGGGACCACTCAGCCAGTAAGGCGAGCCTGCTGTTCGGTGCAAATACAGCCGACATTTTCCTCGGGACTGTTCTCGAAACAGCCGCCAGTGCAGCAACGAGCGTGAAGGTGATCATGAACGTTGAGCCATGCTACACGCTCGCTCTCGAAGACGGTTTCTCAAGCATCCCAATCGTGTCCATCACGGCAAACCCACAGGGGCACATGTTCTCTGTCGGTAACGGCGTGAATGCGGTGTTCGACACGGCGGCCGAGGCTCAGAAATGGGACGCTCTTTCAACCCGCGGTGTTGCTGTCGGGACCAAGGGCATCCTGCAGGCTCTGGTTTGCATCAACACTAACGGCGACGATGCAGCGTTCGACTTGAATGTCGGCATGGCCTCTGGAACTCACGCAACAGACGCGGGGGCGATCGCGGAATCGCTGTTCGTTCATGTGAATGGAAACGATGCGAACATTTACCTTGAGTCTGATGACGGCACCACAGAAGTTGCTGAAACCGATTCCACCGTTGACTTCACAGCCGGAACACCATTCCTCGTTCAGTGGGATCTGACCGACAACACGGACATTCAGGTCTATATCAACGGCGTGAACGTTCTGCCATCCAGTGTGTTCAACATTGCAGCGGCAACAGGTCCGCTGAAGCTTCTGTTCCACATGGAAAAGACAGCGAACGACAGCCCGGCGAACGTGACAGTGCAGGATCTTGGATTCATCGCGTTTGATGTCTGATTCTGACTAATTTGTGATCATTCATTCCCAAGGGCCGAACAATGACAGAGCAAACCCCAACAACGATTGAGGATGCGATTGAGTTGACGGCCCTTGGAATGGTCAGTTCTGCGAGTGATGGGAAATCGTCTCAAACGAACATCCCTATCAAGGATCTGATTGAAGCTGACCAGCATTTGGCACGGAAGCGAGCGGCGTCGAAGCCACACATGGGGCTCAGGTTTACAAAACTGATTCCTCCCGGGGGCGGCTGATGCCATCGCTATTTGAACAAAGGTTTCAGGCTCGAGCGGTTCCGATGCTCAATCGAACGTTCGGCGTCTCCGTCACCTTCATTCGGGGAATCTATTCGTCGGCAGAGATCACCGCACGGCGAAACGACGTTGAACACAAGACTATCGACGGAAATGGAATTCCGATCAGAATCACAATGAGAGACTTTGTTCTGCCGGTCACATCAGTAGTGATCGACGGCGACACAGTTGAGCCAAGAACAGGCGACAGAATCATTGAAGGCACGGAAGTTTTCGAGATTCAGCCACCGGATGAGAACAAACTTTCGGTTGAACTTCAGGCCGGCGGATACGAGTGGATTTGTCACACGAAGAGAGTTGAATGAGTGCTGTCCCAATACTACTTGCAGACGCTTTAACGACGGTGATCAACACTGCGCAAGCGGCGTCGCAATTGGGAACTCTCTCATTCACTGCTGTTCGGTC